ATATAAGATAAAATTATGCCTACATATTATGTTCCCCAAACATTTATTCAAGTTAACATAATTAGTTAACGCATAATAGTACCGGAAAATTAAGTTAACATAATTAGTTCACAATAAACATAACAGATCAATAACTCAATAAATAATATAAAAATATTATCAAAAACACTTGACAAAATAATATAACTATATTATACTAATACTAACAGATAAATCTATATAATTCATATCTGTTATATAATTAGCAGGACTTATCCTTTAAATAAGAGAAATGAGGTTTTATTATGGAAAACGAAGAAAACAAAATTGAAAATGAATCAAAGGAATTAGCTTTAGTAAAAGCTGAGGGAACAACAGAAGCAGGAACACAAATATTAACACAAACAACAATACAAGACAAAAAGCAAGTATTTAATATTGAAAATGGAGAATGCGATATAAAATTAAATGATATAGTAGGTGAAAATATTACAATTTGTGATATATTTATGAAAAGAATTATATCAAATCTTCCAGAAGATGAAATTGAATTAAATGAAGAAACTGGAGAAGTAATCAAAGATAAAAAGGTTAGTGTTGTTACTATATTAGTTGATAAAGAAGGAGATAGATACGTAACAGCTAGTAAGATTTTTGCAATGTCAATATTAAACTTAATAAGAGTTTATGGAATAGAAGAAATACAAAAAGGTGTTGAAATTAAAATAATAAAAAAATCTGTGTCAAATTCTTCAAATAAAGCTTTAGGTTTTGAACTTATATAAATAAAGGCTTTTATAAGCCTTTATTATTCTATAAGGAGGGATAACAAATGGCAACAAGAAAAGAAATGACAAAAGAAGAACAAAAGCTATATAATGATTTACAGAAATTAGCAAAAAGAGCAAATCAAAGATTATTAAGAATTGAAAGATTAACAGGAGAAAAAGGAACATTTGCATCTAAGCAATTATATGATTATTTAAGTTCTAACGAAGTACAAGCTTTAAGTGAAACTGGAAGAATAAGAACTTCAAAATATTTTTCATTTCTTCAAATGAAAGCTATAATTAAAGCAACAAATCAATTTTTGAATGATTCATTGTCTAAAATATCAGGAGTAAAAGCAAAAACAAAAGAATATTCAGAAAAAGCAGGTAAACCAATTTCATATAAACAAGCTGATGTTTTATACAAATCAGGTAAAAATTATACTTGGATTTATGAGTATATGACACCATCAGAGTTTTGGGCTTTTGTTAAAGTTGCAAAAGAAAATAATTGGAATAAAGAAACATTTATTGAACAAATACAAGCTTATATATACAGAGAAATTGATAAAGAATTAAAAGCAGATTTAGAAAGTTTATATATTTATGTCATGGGGTAACATATATGTTAAATTGGAAAGAATATACAGGGCATCAAGTTGATATTAAAGGAAAAAGAAAAAAATATGATAATACAATTTATACATTTGATATTGAAACTTCATCTTATTTAATATTAAATGGTAAAACAATTCCAGCGTATAAGTATGATGAACTAAGTAAAAAAGATCAAGAAGATGCAATTTTTATGTCTAATATGTATATCTGGATGTTTGGAATTAATGATCAAGTATATTATGGTAGAACTTGGAATGAATTAAAAGCTTTTATGCTTAGAATTGAAAATTGGGCAACAGATTATAAAAAATATGTATATGTACATAATTTAGCATATGAGTTTCAATATTTAAGAGAACCATTTAAAATGAAAAATGTATTTGCTAGAAAGTCAAGAAAAGTTATGAAGTTTGAAATTGAAGATTTTAATTTTGAATTCCGTTGTACATATATGATGACAAATGTAAAGTTAGAACAACTTCCTAAAATTTATCAATTACCAGTTAAAAAACTTGTTGGAAATTTGGATTATAAAAAAATTAGAAATAGTAAAACAATATTATCTGATGAAGAATTAAATTATTGTGAAAATGACTGTTTAGTAATATACTATTATATACAAAAAGAACTTGAAAAATATGAAACATTAAAAAATATTCCATTAACTTCAACAGGACACGTAAGACGTGAATTACATGAATTAATTGATACTGATTATAGTTATCGAAACAAAGTTCGAAAATCTGTAAATACAGATGGACATATTTATAATTTATTATTAGATGCTTTTGCAGGAGGATACACTCATTCTAACTGGATTCATACTGATGAAATAATTAAAAATGTTGATTCTTGGGACGAAACTAGTGCCTATCCTTATGTAATGGTAACTTGCAAATTTCCTTCAACAGAATTTAAAAAATGTAGAATAAAAACATATAATCAATTATTAGATTGTTTTGCTTATATTTTAGTAGTTAAATTTAAAAATATAAAAAGTAAATATTATAATAATTTTATTTCACTAAGTAAATGTAAAAGTATATTAAAAGGTAAATATGATAATGGAAGAGTTATCGCAGCAGAAGAACTTGAAATTGTACTTACTGATGTAGATTTTAAATTTTTGTATAATTCATATGAATTTGAAAGTTACGAATTTGAAGAAGTATATTATTCTATTTATGATTATTTACCTAAGCAATTTATTGAATTTATTTTAGAAAAATATATTAAAAAGACTGAATATAAAGGTGTTGAGGGTAAAGAAGTAGAGTATGCACTAGAAAAAGCAATGTTTAATTCATTATATGGTATGAGTGTTACAAATAATATTAAAGATAATGTAATTTTTGATAATATTACAGGTTGGAGTGAAGTACCACTTGAAAATGAAGTAATATTAGAGATGCTACAAAAAGAAAAAAAACAAGGTTTTTTATCATTTTCTTATGGGGTGTGGGTTACAGCTTGGGCTAGATATAATTTACTTAGTAATTTAATAAAATTAGATAAATACGTTGTATATGCTGATACTGACTCACTAAAACTTGCAGGAGATTATGATATTAATATAATAAATAATTATAATGAACAAGTAAAACAAAAGATAAAAAAAGTATCAGAAGATCTAAAAATTGATATAAATAAATTTGCTCCAGTTGACAAAAAAGGAAAACGTCATTTACTAGGTGTTTTTGATAATGATGGTTCATATGATGAATTTATAACACAAGGGGCAAAAAAATATGCTTATATAGATAGTGAAGATAAACAAATTCATATAACGGTTTCAGGAGTACCTAAGTCAGGAGCAAAAGCACTTAAAAGTCTAGAAGATTTTAAAGATAATTTTATATTTAAAGCACAAGATACAAATAAAAATATGTTAATATATAATGATGATCAAGAAGATTATAATCTAGTTGATTATCAAGGAAACGAAGAAATCGTAAAACAAAGATGCGGGTGCTGTTTAGTACCTAACACATATACACTAGGAAAATCTGAAGAATATTGTCATTTACTTTCAGATGATTCAAGTAAAAGATCTATATATAAGGAGGGATAAAAGTGCCTAAAATAAGTAATTTTGATTTAATAACATTATATAAAGAAATGAAATCTATAAAAAATATATGTGACGAATTAAATATAAATTATTCAAATTTAATTCAAGGTTATGCTTCATCAGATAATGAACAAAAAGTTGTTGAAAAATTAAAAGTTGAATGTTTTAAATTATTTTCATATATAAAAACTTTGGAGGATAATAATGAGTAATGCACAAATTCATTATAATATTGATAATATTGATAAAAAAGATGCGAATTTTAATTTAATTTATGGGGAAAAATCAAACGGAAAATCATATCAAGTTAAACATAAAAAAGCAGTTGAACATTATTTAAAGACTGGTAGAAGATTTATTTTACTTAGACGTTGGAGAGAAGACATATCAAATTTATGGATAGAACAATATTTTGCTGATGTTGATGTTGCAAAACTTACTAATAATAAGTATAATTGTATCAGTCAATATCGAAAAGTATTATACTTTTCGATATATGATGAAAATACAGGAAAAACTCAAAGAATAGAAAAAATAGGTTATGTTATGAGTTTATCAACAGAGCAACATATGTCGTCAGCATCTTTTCTTGACGTTGATATAATAATTTTTGAGGAATTTATGGAAAGAGGTACTTATATACCTCACGAACCAGATAGACTGATGATTTTCTATTCTACTATTGACAGAAAAAGAGGAACAACAAAAATTTATATGGTAGGAAATTCAATATCAAGAGTATGCCCGTATATTAAAGAATGGGGACTTGATAATATATTCCGTAACTTAAAACAAGGTGAAATTGAGGTAAAAGAGATTCAGAATGAAGAAAACAAAGTAAAAATTGCAATTGAATATTGTAAATCTTCAGGTGGAAAAACAATGGCAATTGGTAATGCATCATCTATGGTAGACAAAGGAAGTTGGCAGACATTTCCTCAACCAAAACTTCCTAAAAGTTACAATGAATATAATGTTTTATTTAGATTTGGGTTTCAATATAAAGGATTCCGTTTTTTATGTGATTATTTAGAAGATAAAGTTTTGCATGAAACAATATTTTTCGTATATCCACATCAAAAAGAATTTAGAGAAAATATATTTGTTTTTTCTGATGAAATTAGAGTTTCTAGTTATTGGCAAAGAGATATTTACAACATATCTATAAAAAATGATAAATTAAGAAATTTATTTATGAAATTCAAAGAAAATAAAATATTTTTTTCATCAGATTTATGTGGTACAGATTTTAAACAAGTTATTGATTTTATGATAAGGAAGTAAAGTATTATGGTAGAAAATTTAAAAATATTATTATCTGAATTAGAAAATAACTCAAATATAAATTTAAAAGAAAATAAAGAAAAAATAATATTTTCTTTAAAAACAGCAATTGAAATTCTAGAAAAAATAAGGAGGGGATAATATGAGTGATTTAATTAGTAAGATTATATTATGTAAAGGAATAAAAATGGATAAAAATTATGTAAATGTTCTAAGTTATAGTGAAGAACAGATGCTACAATTATGCCAAAGTCAAGATCACCTAGTTGCAATTGCAAACGATTATTCATTTATTAGAAATAAAGGTTCAATATCAACAAATTTCAGTTATTCAGATGCTTTAAAATCAAATTATATAGCGTTTCAAAATAAAGATTATTCAAATAAATGGTTTTTTGCTTTTATTGATGATGTTATATATAATGGAGAGCAAAACACAGAAATTAAATATACTATTGATAGTTGGAGTACATGGTTTTCATATTGGAAAGTAAAAACTTGTTTTGTTAATAGAGAGCATGTAAATGATGATACAATTGGTTTACATACAGTTCCAGAAAATTTAGATGTAGGGGAAGTAATTGAAGAAAGTTATGAAGGTTTTCCAATTATTTCATCAGAAAGTGATAAAAATCAATTCTATTATGCTTTTGAGTGTACTTATAATCCATATACAGAAAAAGATTTTATAGGTATGTCAAAAATAAATGGTTCGTTATCAGGGGCTTGGATATTCTTATTTAAAGCCTATTCAGGTAGTATTGGTTTACCTGAAATTCATAATTTTATAAGTGATATAAATACGGCGAATAAAATAGAGAGTTTAAAAAATGTTTATATTTTACCTAAATATTTAGTAGATGCAATAGGAACAACTGAATATAATAAATCTGGAGTAGCTGCATATACTTTTTACTTATTAAATGATAGTGATAGTAGTAAAATAATTCCATACAATTTTAAAGTAGTAAGAAAATATAATGATTTTACACCTAAAAATAACAAATGTTTTTGTTATCCTTATAATTACATGCTAATTTCTAATAATGTCGGAAATTATAATATATACAAATACGAGGATTTTATATTAGATGGAAAAACAAATGAAAATCCAATTGTTGAGATAGAATGTGCTGTATCAATAGGAGGTTCAATTCGTTTAGTACCTAAAGGATATAAGAATATAGATAGTAATTATGATGAGTCTTTATCCCTTTCTAAATTTCCTAGTTGTTCTTGGTCATCAGATTCTTTTACTAATTGGCTTACACAAAACGGAGTAAATATTGCGACTAGTATAGTATCAACTGTGGCTAGTGTTGCATCAGGTAACATTGCTTCTACTGCCGGAAATATTGCGAATATTATAGGTCAATTTTATCAAGCTAGTTTATTACCTTCTATAAGTGGAGGTAATAATACAGGTGATGTTAATTTTTCAGCCAGAAGTAATATATTTGCATTTCATCATATGAGAGCTAAAAAAGAATATTTAGAAATAATTGACGATTATTTCACCCGTTTTGGATATGCTATTAAATGCTTAACAACTCCTAATATAACAGGCAGAAAATACTGGAATTACATAGAAATTGGATCATCTGAAGAAATTGGTTACGGGGAAGTCCCTTCTAATTATATGGAACAAATTAATAATGCTTGTCGTAAAGGTGTTACTATTTGGCATGATCATTCAAATTTAGGAAATTATGGATTAAATAATTCAATTGTATAAAAAAAGAGGGATATATAATCCCTCTTTTAATTTGCAGTTAATAATTTCCAAGTTAATTCACCATTTATCATATAACCAATAGCAGGTGCTTTTGCTTTATTTCCTCTTGGTGTAGCTATAATGTTACCAGATGCAACACCGTTTTTATTATATAAAATATTTATTGATATTACATAATTATCACCATCAACTACTAATGGACTATCGTTTGCATCGGGAGTATAAGCATAAATATAATTACCATAAGTTAATGTATTTAGCTTATTTAATAATGCTGTATGTCCGTTTATCAATTCCCCTGGACCTATTGTGTTTGTTAATAATTTCCATGTAAGATTATTATTTATTAGGCAACCAATTGCACAAGCTTTTGAACTTTTACCTCTGGGGGTTGCCAAAATATTTCCAGATCCTTTTTGTAACATATTAATATTTAAAATATAATTATCTTCATCAATAACTAATGGTTTATCAGAACTATCTGGAGTATAGTTCATTGTATAAGAGCCTTCTGGTAAATTAGTAAGAAGTGTTATTAAATTATCATGACCTGAAGTATAAGCAATTGTACTTGATCCTGATACTTGCCAGGTAGTTCCTGAATCATGACTTTGTGCTATTAATCTAGTTGCTGGGTTAAATTGTAATATTTCAATAAAGCAATTGTTTCCATACTGTGTTTTATAAAATTCAGCTTGAAAACCACTTCTTTGAAAAGTAATTCCAGTAAATATATTTTGAATTTCTGTAAATAAAGGAAGAAATGTTGTATAAACAACTGTTTTTACAATTTCACCTGGTTGTATATTATTAAAAATTTTAGAAATAGATATGTCATTTTCTTCAGCTGAAGTTGAAAACATTGGAACTACTTCATAAACGTGTCCATATAATTGATTATTTCTTAATTTAGAAGTTGTAGAAATTGTATCTAGATAAATCTTATAACCATCACCTACAAATTTAGTAACATTTCCTTGTGAATAACCTAAACAATAAGTAGGAACTCCATTTTCAAGTAAAAATCTAAGTTCTTTGTGAACTGGTGAATATGTGTCTTGCATCTGTTTACTAGCACTTATTAAAGCTATTTCTGGAAAAATAGTTTTCCAGTAATTAATATTTATATTACGGTTTGAACTATGATGTGGTGTAATTAATAAATCACATTTTCTCGAATAAGATGCTATTTTTGATTCTGCTGTTTGTTCAATATCTCCAGTTGATAAAATAACAGTATCTCTGTTATGAATTTCAACAACTAAAGAAAAGTCATTTCCTGTTTGATAATCTTTTCTATATTCAGAAATTGCATTATAATAATCATCATACCAAGCTGGATCATTATTCAAAAATCTAATGTAAGTATCGTCATCAATTGTAATTATTGTATTATTTAGAGGAGCAATAGGTGTGATATTATGTGAATTTAATATATTAATAACTGTATTATAATTATCATATAGATCAGGAACTTTTGTCCAGTCTAAGTTATTTGGTTGAGTATAGAAAACACAATTACTTAGATCATATGTAGCAAAAAAGTTTGATAAATTTCCTATATGATCTCCATGATAATGAGTTAAAATAGCATAATCAAATTTAGTAATTCCAATTTCAGCTATTGCTAGTCTAATTTGTTCCCATTCATAAGTGCCACCACAGTCAATAAACATAGTTTTTCCGTTATTAAATTTGACTATAAAACAATTAGAGTTTGCATCACCTTTTATATTAATTCCATAAAATTCAATTGATGTTTTATCAATTTTATTTTTAAAAGCATCTCCTAATAATTTCTCTAAAGTTCCATCAATTACCATTTCATCAAGTTTTTTATTTACTTCATCTTGTAGATCTAAATTATCAAAATAGTTATGTACATAATTATATAAATTATTAAAAGCATTTGTTAGATCTTCAACTTGTTTACCTACTGAATTTTGAGAATTTATAATTTTGTTTATTTCTTCTGCCATTTTGCATAACATTTGATAATTTGTTACTGCGTCAAAATCTTCATCTATGAATGGAAAATTTTGTAGCATAAAGAATTTAAAAGGTGTTAAAAATTTATAATTAAAATTTGCCATATAATTTCCTCCTTAAATTACAGAATAAAATAATATATCTAAATCATTAAAGATTAATGAATATATTGAATTTATTTCAGTTTGTATTTGTTTTAATATTTCAATTTTATTTGAATTTGTTTTTGTTATTGTTTCGTTGTAATTATTATCATCTTTTGTATTTGTGGTATTGTTAGATGTACCCTCTGAATTAGAACTGTCTGTTGCTGTATTTGTATCGTAGTTATATTCGGTTACATATGAACCATCTCTTACATTTGATAATTTATTCTGTGGTGTATCTGATTTTCGTCTATCTGATGTATTATTTGAATTTGATGTATTTGTTAAAGTATTAGATGTATTTGATGATGTATTTGTATTTCTGTTATCAGTTCCAGATCTAACAGTTTTTTCTCCATCATCAAATATATTCCAATTATAAACGCTATCGAACATTTTATTATATTTAGGCATAATTTCATTTAATTTTACATCTAACTTTATTTTAAATATAGTTAATGTATCAAAACCGATTCTACGCATTAAATAGTGATTAAGAATCATACATTCAAAATCTTCTTTATTAATATTTGAACTTAAAGGATAATCAAAATCAAATATCTTTGATCTTCCTTCTTTCGCTAAATCTTTAGTTTTTGTTTTTTCATCTTTTCCATAATTTACTATACTTTGCAAAAAAGCATAAATTGTTGGAGGTTTTTCACAATTTCTAGGTAAAAATGGAAACCCTAAAAAATAATTATTATCAATATACGGATAAAACATTATTCTTCAACCTCCGTTTCTTCAATATTATTTTCAAGTTCTTCAGATGTTGTAGGTATTCCGTCATAATATTCAACTTCAATATTAGTACCCCATTTTTTATTTATTTCTTCAATTGCTTTTTTTCTGGGTTCAAATCTTGTAAATCTAGATGCTATTGTTCCGCCTTGCATTGCATTAATTTCATCTGTTATATTTCTTTCTTTCTTTTGGTAGGCTAAATTCGCAACCCCTATTAGCCTTAAAAATTCATTATATATTTTATCTTTTTCAATTGAAACTTTATCAGCTACAAATGGACTTGGTTGTAATACAAGTGTTGTATCGTCTAGATCAATGTCATTATAAGTTACAACAATATTTGAGTATCCATCTACATTATTAATAATATCTTTTAATGATCTTTCTTTATCTGTTTTTGTTTTCCAAAATCTGGGAGTCTTCTGCTGGTCTATGTTGATATCTATTACTCTAGTCGCTTGTGAATAGCGAATTGCATATTGCAAAATATCTAAATATAAAGGGTATCTTCCGTTATTATCATACATAATAACAAATTCATCTTTATCTAATGTTCTAGAATAACCATTTTGCGACATTACTCGGATTTTTTGAGGTCTACCATATACATCAAGTCGACCAATTACTGCATATGGTAAACATAAAGGATCTTCTGAAATTAATTCATCTTTAAAAAATGCAATTCCTCCATCACTTATTAAATGTTTATTCATATATGCAGTATCAATATAATTGTTTATATTTTTAAAACTAAAAACATTTTCAGCTAAATTTAAAAACTGTCTTATATACATATCGCAAGTAACTTTATTTGATAATTGTGCATTTATTAATTTTTGATTCATGTATTTCTCCTTTCATAAATTAAAATAAAAGACTGGATAATATATCCAGTCTTAAATTATTAAAGAACTGTTATACTAGCTTCACCTGTTTTTGTTTTATCAAATACGCTAGTTGCTGTTACTTTAATTAATGTTGAAATCTGTTCAGCTGTTGTTGCTACGTGTCCAGCAGGAATATGAACTTTACCATTTAAGTCAACACTAGCTTTTTTTGCTGAATCTGTTTCAGGATCTTGAGTAATAGCCCAAGTTACTGCTTGATTAGCAAATCCAGTTGTACTAACAACTGCTTGTAATTGTACATCAAGTCCAGCACTTGCTGAAACTTCTTGAGGATTTACTGTAACTCCAGTTACTGCAACAGGTTCTGTTACAAAACATACTGCATTTTCAAATGGTGATGTACTTACAACTCCCCAAGTATGTAAGAAATGATTTCTTTTTAATGTTTGAGGATTATAAAATTCTGTTTGTTTTAAATTTGTCATACCATCTTGAGCATTATCCATACCGTAATAGTAATCTTGGAAGAAATCTCTACCAACAATAACAGCTGGTATTGTATTTAATTTTTGCATTTCATCTGCTGTAATTGGTACATATCCATCACAATACTCGCCTTCTATAATTTTTCCATTTTCATCACGTTTTGCAAATATTAAATTTAATCTTTCTGTATCAAATTTACCAAATCCGGTCGCAAAGCTCCATTTGTGCTTTCATCTCGGCGTCGCTTTTAAAATAAGAAGTAGCTAGTACATTTGTTGTAAATTTAGCATCAAATTTTGTAGAAACTATTGCAAATTGATCTTCAAAATCAGTTGCTTTTCTAAGTCCAGCAGGGTTAAAATTTGGAGATCTAAAAGACATATCATTACTTTGCTCTTTAATTTCAGATACTATCTCTCTATCTGTTTTATTTGCAATATCTTCTATTTGTACTGTTGTTACTGTACCATTTAAAATACGTCTTGCTAACATATATTTGTTAACTTGATAAGAGTCATACTCGTAACCTTCCATCATAGAATTTATAATTTGATCGATTAATTTAAATAAATCTCCTGTTTCAAATGCCATTGCCATTTGTTCATCAGATGTAGTTGTTTTATAAAATTTTTGATAATTAATTTCATGTAGATATGACATTACATTAGGTACTTCAGTTTTAACAAAATCATATTCATTTTTAAGCATTTCATTATAATCATATATATTTGCAATATCGCAAATAACTTCTCTTACTTGTTGTCCATATGTTAATTGTCCTTTATCTGTAAATTTTTTCCATGGGTTTTCCCAATGATTTCTTGTAATTACTGTTAATCCTATTAGATTAATAGTATTTAAAAAGGCGTTTTTATACGCAACATTCTTCATAATTATTGAGCCAATTCCATTTATTGATTCACCTTGAACAGGTAGATTAATATTTTCTTTTAATAATGGTGTTTCATTAATAACATAGCTTAACAATTCTACTGAATCATTAACTTTTAAGTTTGCTTGTGAACTTACTCTATTTTTTGCCATTTTATTTCCTTCTTTCTTTAATTATATTTCTTTAATATCGACAACTTCTTTTTCAGTTTCTTCTGATTCGTCAATATCTTCTTTTTCAGTTTCTTCTGAACCTTTTAAAAATCTGTCTTTATATCTTGTTTTTAGATCTTCATATTTCCATTTAAGTTCTTCATATTCTTTTTGCCTTGTTTCATCTATAACTTGATCAAGATTTCCTTCATCTGATATAGAATCTTCCATATCTTCCAGAACAGAAATTTTTATTTCATCATCTTCAATTAAGTCAGATACTCTTTGCATTAGTTCTTTTTTAGATAATTTCATTTATTATTTATCCTCCTTTCCTAATTTTTCACAAAGTTTATTTAATGCTAATGTGTTATTGTTCAATGCCTCTTTGATTTCATCTTTGAAAGCTAACATTTCCGTTGTATGGCATTCATTTAATTGTTTTGTTGTTTCTCTATTTTTATCTGAACTATCTTTTACATACCAAGCCATTGCAATACAGGAAACTACTGGAAATGCATAACTTCCAAGTAAAGTAGCTATATCCATAATATATACTCCTTTCTTTTTGTTCTTATTTTATTATAAGCACAAAATTTATTTTTTGTCAATAAAAAGGAATATATTTTAAAATATATTCCTTCTTTTTCTTATTATTCTAGTAAAAATTTGCCATGGAAATTTTTTTCTAATTATAGTAGTTGGTCCTGGTCCAGGTCCAGGTCCTGGTCCAGGTCCAGGTCCTGGTCCAGGTCCTGGTGTACCATTATATATAACTGAAATTCCTTCTTTATTCGGAAATCCCATAAAGGTAGCAGGGTTTGTATAATAACTTTTAGGAGCTCCAAATATCCAGTCATGATCTGTTAAATCTTGCATTTCAATATGTAAATGTATTCCAGTTGAATTACCTGTTGTTCCTTCATGCCCTACATATTGTCCTATTGTAATTTTATCCCCAACATTTAACGGGCTTTGCTCACGCATATGAGCATATAAAAAACCCATTTTAGTTATGTCATCTTTCATTATTATATAGTTACCATACCCACCAGTGTCATAGTCTTTTCTTATTAAAGTACCATTACACATTGAATATAAGTTATTCCCGAGGATCAGGTGTAGCAATATCTAACCCTCTATGATTTCTAGGTTCTTCCCACCAAACAGAAGTAACATAAAAGGTTACATTTATAAATGGTGCTATACGAGCTTCATAATCTGCCATTACGTATCACTCCTATCTAACTAATATATTTACTGTTTCTATTCCAACACAACCATCTATTATTAAATTGTTATTTTTTTGTAGTTTCTTAATTGCTTTTTCTGTATCTCTACCATAACAACTGTCAATTCCATAGCCACCTATATCGTAACTTTTTCTTTTTAGTTGTGTTTGTGTCCACTTTACAAAATTTCCTTTAGTAAAGTATTTTAAATAATGATCCATAACAACTTTTGTGGTTGCTGATCCTATTATTCCATCAACAGCTAAACCACAATTAAAATCTTTATTTAATGCTATTTGCAATTCTTTAATTCTTTTTTCTTCATCATTTTCTATGACTGGATCTTCTTCATTATCATCTAATAAACTTTCATCATATAAATAATTCATATCTACATTGACTGATATTCCATTTACTTCCCCCGATGAAGTATATTGCCATAATACATATTTTCCATCATATTCACATTTAGAATAATATTGTGCTACCCAAATTGGATAATTTTCTTTTATTTGTTTTTCTATTTTATTATCTAACCAATTAAGTGAAGCATATACTCCTACTTTATATCCAGCGTTTTTAATAGTCCCACAAAATGTATTAATTATATTTGTTAACGTTTCTTTACCTACTGATCCTGATGTTGCATTATCTTCTACATCATACCATAAACCTAATGAAGGATTATGTCCTTTCGATAATCTTAATATATGTTGTGCTTCACTTCTTGCTTTTTCTACTGTATTTGCATAGCTCATTAGATAAATACCAAAAGGTATATTTAATCTTTCGCATTCTTTTATATTTCTTTCAAATTTGGCATCATCTTGCCAAGTAAAATTCATTCCGTAACCACATCTTAAAATAGCAAATTTTATATCATCTTGTTTTACTTTATCCCAATTTATTTTTCCTTGCCATTCACTTACATCAATTCCTTTTAACATTGTTATTCCTCCATTACAATTGAACATTTTTTATTTCTTAAATTAAAAGATAATTCTTTCAATAATTTTATATCTTTTAATACATCAAAATCTTTTTCATCTATTAATTGTTGTAAATTACTTAATCTTATTTGTCTATCTTTAGCTAAATTCATATCACATTCAAATGATTCTATCATTCCAATATATCTATCTGTAATATCTTTTCCCAATTTTCTATTTTTACATAAATCTAATAAAAATTTAAAATCATCTAAAAAAGATATTTCAATTGTTACTGTATTATTTTTTAAATCTAAATAACAATTTGAATTATGATATTTTTCTTCTATTTCTTTTATTCTATCTTTCATTATTTATTCACCTCTATAATATTTTAAAATTATTGTATCTATTTTAATACATATATCATTGATATTTACATCTAATGTATATTTATTATCCATTTTAAATGTGAATGAATAATGATATTCATCAACTACATTTAAGAATATATCTACTTGATATGATCCAAAACTTACAAATTCAACCCTTATTTTTATTCTATTTTTACTATAAATTTCTTCTAATTTTTCTTGAATTAATTCTTCCATAAAAACCTCATTTCTCTTATTTAAAGGATAAGTCCTGCTAATTATATAACAGATATGAATTATATAGATTTATCTGTTAGTATTAGTATAATATAGTTATATTATTTTGTCAAGTGTTTTTGATAATATTTTTATATTATTTATTGAGTTATTGATCTGTTATGTTTATTGTGAACTAATTATGTTAACTTAATTTTCCGGTACTATTATGCGTTAACTAATTATGTTAACTTGAATAAATGTTTGGGGAACATAATATGTAGGCATAATTTTATCTTATAT